GATACCACCGTCGACTTCGATACGTGGCTCACGTACGTGGAAACCATTGAAGTGAAAGATACGCAAGAAAGCCACCCTACGGTCGCGGCGCCTACCGACGGCAATTAGCCGAACTGTTAGTCGCCGCTTCATGGTGGCCCCCTGACATAGACTTCGACACCAGAGACTTGGCAACAGTCCACAAAGTGTTAGAAGAAAGGAACCGCCGGCGATGACCGTATCCGCAAGCCTGGAAGTTGTCGGCCTCAAAGAAGCGCTCAGAGAACTGCAAGACATAGACAAGAAAGCCCGCCGAAAAGTCACCACCGACTATCGGCGTATCACAAAGCCGGTGGTAGATACGGCCCGCAAGCGGATACCGCAAGAAGCGCCCCTATCCGGGTGGAACCGAACGTGGAAACCGTCCACCAACTTTCAGGCGTTGCCGTGGAAAACAGCGATCGCCAAGAGCATGATTAGCACGAAAGTATCCGGTAAGAAGCCGCGAGAGTGGGCCGGCCGCGTCACGAACCTGGCGGTGTTCACCGTTACGTGGAAGGGTGCCATAAATACGATCTACGACCTGGCCGGGCGGCGCGGTAATGGCGACACGGAACGCGGCGCGCGAATGATACGGGCACTCGAAGCACGCCACGGCAAGGCGTCGCGGGTGCTATGGCCGGCCTATGAGATGAACCGCGACGAAGTGGAACGGCAGACTTTCGAACTTGTCGAGGAAGTAATGCGGGCAGTGAACCGCAACTTGGTGAAAGGCTAAACCGTGGCCGTAGTCATACCCATCGTCACGCAGTACGCCGGCAAGGGCGTGGAACGCGCGCTCAAGGAGTTCCAGTCGTTAGGTACCGCCAGCGAGAAGGCCGCGTTCGTGATGAAGAAAGCGTTGGTGCCTGGCGCTATTGCGGCTACGGGTGCAGTTGTCGGCCTGGGCGCAACACTTTACAAAGCCGCGCAGGCAGCCGCCGAAGCACAGCGCGAGGACAAACTATTAGCCGACCAGCTACGGCGCACCACCGGGGCAACCGACGACGCGATCGACGCCACGTTGCAGTTCGTGGACGCCTTGGAGATGGAAACCACGGTCAGCGGCGGCGACCTATCCGAAGCCCTGGCGACACTTACCCGCGCAACCGGCAACGTGACCAGCGCCCAGGAACAGTTGCGGCTCGCTACCGATATCAGCGTCGGCGCCAACCTCGACTTGCAGCAAGTAAGCCTGGCACTGGCCAAGGCATACGCCGGCAATATGGGCGCACTCACGAAACTGGGCGTACCCCTGGACGAAAACATCGTCAAGACGAAAGACTACGAAGCGGCTACCGCTGCACTTTCTAAACAGTTCGGCGGTGCAGCCGCCGGCGCCGCCGACACATTCCAGGGCCAGTTGGCCCGGTTGAAGATCGGGTTCGACAAGATGACCGAAGCACTTGGCGAGATCGTGTTGCCGTATCTGGAACGGTTGGTCACCGCGGTGAATAAGCACGTGATACCAGCGTTGCGGGTGTTCATAGATCAACTACGCGGCGGCGAAGGTGTCACCGGCGCGTTCGAGGTTGCTATCGGCAGTATGGGCGACTTCGCCCCGGCGGCCATACGGGCGATGCGCGCAGCCACCGAAGGTGTGCTGGAGTTCGTAAAGACCATAGCCCTGGCGTACGCCGGTATTCAGACGTTGATTGGTGCCGCGCAAGCCTTGGCAACACGCGGCAAAGCCGGCCTGCCAGCGTTCGCCGCAGCCCTCGCCGCAGCAGGCGGCGCCGCCCTAACCGACCAACTGAAAGCGAAAACCCTCAACTACTTCGACGACCTGGAAAGCCGGCTCGGTGACCTAGCAGCCAGGGCGAACGCCGCGAAAGCCCAAGTCGGTGGAACCGCCGATCGGTTGGACCGCCTCAGCGCCTCAATTATCGCAGCGAACGCAGCAGCAGCCGGCGACGACGACGAGACCGGGGCAGGCGGCGGCGGTGGCGGCCTCAATAAAATGGCAGAACGCGCCAAGAAACTACAGGAACGCTTGGAAGCCGCAGCCACGGCACTACGCGAAGATATGGCGAACGCCTTACAGATTGCCGAAGCACGTCTCCAGGAAGCCCAGCAGGCGTTCGACCAGTTCGCGGACAGTGTTACCACCACGATTAAGGACGCACTGGACTTCGGTGACGCCTTGGAAGCGTCAGCCGAAGAAGGCGGCGGTTCGTTCTTCGATGAACTAACCAGGCAAGCCGAACGGGCCGACGAGTTCGGAAAACTAACCGAAGAACTACTCCGCCGCGGTATCAGCCAGGACGCCTTGGCGCAAGTGCTCGAAGCCGGCGTGGAAAGCGGCGCAGAGATCGCCAAGCAACTACTGGCCAGCGCCGACGGGGTGCTACGCGCCAACCAACTGGTCGAACGTACACAGGCGATTGCCGAAAAGATTGGCCAGGCAGCGGCCGCCAAGTTCTACTCCGCAGGCGTAGAAAACGGCAAGGCGTACCTGAAAGGTGTAACCGAAGCAATAGCCGAAGCGGAGCGACGTATCGCCGGCGCCAAACGGCCGGCAGACATAAAAGGCGCGTCCGCAGCGTTCAGCGACACCATGAGCCGCCTAGCAGCACCGACCGCACCAGTGCAGAACGTCACCATAAACAGCCAGAGCCTTGACCCGTCGCAAGCCGGTGAAGTGATCGTGGACGCGCTACGCCAATACAACCAGCGGTCCGGCTACATCGGCCTCGATATCTTCGCGGTGTAACCGTGGCAACCCCCGTCGTACAGTCCGGCGATTACCTCATCGAACTGGATACCGGGTTCCAGGTGGACGCCTTTACCTTGGACGACGCCTTGCGCGGCCTACTCAACAGCCCCGACTACGTGCTCGACGGTACGACACAGTTCGCGGATATCACCCCGTATTGCCGCCGGGTGAACTATCGGCGCGGCCGCCGCAAAGACACCGACCAGTTCGGCCCGGGCACTATGTCGGTGATATTGGACGACAACTTGGCCGGCGGTATTCTTTCGCCGTACGACACCAGCAGCCCGTACTATGACCCGGCGAACGATCAGCCGGGGTTGGCGCCGTTGCGTGCCATTCGACTAAGCCGCGAAGGCGAGTACCTATTCGTTGGCGTAGTAGTGAACTACGACTACCAGTTCGAACTAGGCGGCAGCAACCTGGTGAACATTCTCGCCGCGGACGGGTTCTACAAGCTCGCACAGTGCTACCTGGACGAGTGGAACGTAACCCCGGAAACTTCTGGCGAACGCCTCGAGACGCTATTAGACCTACCCGAAGTGTCGCTCTTTCCAGGCGCAGAACGAAACATCGCAACCGGCACCGTGAACTTGGGGCACGCCTCAGCGTTCACAGTGCAGCAAGGCACCAACGCCTTACAGTACGCGCAACAGATCAACGACACCGCAGAGTTCGGCCGCCTATTCATGGATCGGGCCGGGGTGTTCACGTTCCAGGAACGTATCGGCGTCACCTTGTCGTCACCCGTCATTGAGTTCGACGACCAGGGCGCCGGAACCCCCTTCAACGACCTAGAGATAGAGTTCGACGCCTCGTACGTCGTGAACCGGGCGACCGTCACCAGCCTGGAAGACGTAACTGGAACCGACGACGACCCGGCAAGCCAAACTACCTACTTCATACAGACCCGCGCCGTATCTTCCAGTCTGTTGCACGAACAGGGTGAACTGGACAGCGCCGCCGCCTACCTACTGGTGCCCGACCCCCAGCCGCGGTTCACTAGCGTGGCCACAAACTTCGCGCTACTGACTTCCTTGCAACGTGACGCCGCCGCCACCGTGGATATCGGCGACACCATACAGATCGAAAAGACCGTCCTCGGCTTTGGGGCCCTGACCGAAGAACTGGCCGTCGAAGGCATCGACGCGGTGATCGACTTCGCGCAAGGCCATACGGTTCGCTTCTACACATCGCCCACCACCGTGGTGTTTCTTCTCATTCTGGACGACCCCGTCTACGGAACCTTGGCAGATGCACTTGGCGCAGGTTCTAACGTCCTAGGCTAAAAGTATGGCAACACCACCAACATTCACCGCCGGCGCCGTATTGACCGCCGCACAGATGAACGCCATCGGCTTATGGCTAATCGACGCCGCGACGTTCACAACCCAAACATCGATCAGTTTGCCCAACGACACTTTTACGGCCGACTTCACTAACTACCGCCTGATGCTAAATCTCAGCGCCGTGACGGCCGACGCCACCTTGACGATGCGCATGAGGACTAGCGGAACCGACAACAGTGGCGCCAATTATGAATTAGCCGGAACGGAAACCAATTCAACCAACACCACGGTTACCGGCATTACGTCAGCAGGTGGACTTACTTCGTGGTCAATGGCTGAAAGCGATCCAATCGACCGCTATGCGCTAACTGTGGACATTATGGCCCCACAAATAGCCGAGCCGACGCTAATCTTCGCAAATCTCACCTACGTGAATACGGCAGCGACCGCGTGGCGCTACCGCAACTTCGCCGGGTGTTTCACAGCCGGCACGGTGTTCGACAGTCTCAGTTACATTAGTTCGGTCGCGTCAAGTTTGACGGGCAGATATTCCGTGTACGGTTGGAACCAATAAGGCAACACTATGAACGGAAGCACCGCGCAAGGCGTAGACCAGACACTAAAGGGCGGCATTCTCGGCTTGTTCACGTACGTCTGCGGCTACTACAAGTTGGACCCCGGATTCATCGCCGCAGCGATGCCCGTACTGGCCGGCATTCTGGCGTATGTTTCCAGCAAGTTCGGCGACCCGCACCGCGCATCGTTCGTACCGACCAAAGATAAACCCGACGCCAAGTAATGCCCGCGCCGTACGTCGTACCGTCGTACCCGATCGCAACCGGCAAGTTGCCAGGCACCGAAGAATGGGCCAGGCAAGCCGCCAAGTATTCGCAAGGCGCGCTGTGGAATAACGGCACGTGGGTGCACCGCGATATTCGCGGCAAGCCCGGCCAGGTGTCAAACCATGCCAGGGGCGTGGCCCTTGACTTGTCGTACCGTTACTACCCGACACAGAACAAAGGCGCCACCGACGGCCGCGCCAAGTCACTGGCGTTCATGCGGCACGCCCTGGCCAACTGGCAGGCGTTAGGCATCGCCCTGGCGATCGACTATTGGACGCAACCGTTCGGCCGGTCCTGGAAGTGTGACCGCGAAAAGTGGCGCAAGGCCACCGCACCGACGTTCAGCGGCGCCCCCGGCGGCGATTGGTGGCACCTCGAGATCACCTTAGAACTGGCCACCGACGCCAAGGCCGTACGCCAGGCGTTCCGGCAGGTATTCACCACCCCATAGCAGGCGCCCGCTACTGTCGGGGTACAACTACAAGGAAGGCAGCAACCTTATGGCCGAAGAAACACCCGACCCCGTCGTAATCTTCTACGAAGTATTCACCGGCACCATGCCCGACGGGCAGCGCGTAATGGTGCAGATATTCCGCAAGAAAGGCGAGGACCGTTCCATGCTCGCGCAGTTGGCGTTCCGATCAGATAACTGGGCCACCTGGGGCCCGCCCATACGCCTGGACGATCTTCACACCCTCACGGAAACACCCGTCGCATGAACGCCGCCGTCGTTAGCACATTCGCCGTGGTGTTGTCAGCGTTGACCGGACTTTCGTTCCTCATCGCCCCGTTGCCGGACCTCGACCCGATACCCCCGGCAGTGTACGAAAGCACCGAAACCGCCGAAACCACCCCCGTAGCACCCCGAAACAGCGCTCCACAGCCCCGTACAGCCCCCGAAACCACCCCACCCGCGGTAACCCTACCCCCCACTTGCGAAGGGTTCGTATCGCTTGCCTGGACGCTCGGGTGGCCCGCCGATGAACTCGATACCCTCGAGCGTATTATGCGCCGCGAAAGCGGGTGCCAGCCCGACGCGATAGGCGACCGGGCCCTAGGCGGTTCGTACGGGCTTATGCAGGTGCACATTCCGACGTGGTGCCTACGCTCGACCTACTGGCCGGAAGGGTGGCTGGCGGTCCACGGTTCGGTCGGCCCGGACGATTGCGAAGCACTACTAGACCCGGCCACCAACCTGGCGGCGGCGCTACTCATTCACCAAACTGGCGGGTGGCCGCAGTGGAGTACGTGGCCATGAACGCCAAGTGGTACGACTACGAAGCCTTGCTGCGTGACCTGGCCGACCTGGCGGACAATAGCCCCGACCACCATTCGGCGTGGCTTGCGTGCCGGGCGCTTGCGTTCATTACGCACCAGCGTGCCGTGATCGAAGAACTACGCGGCACCGTCGCAACCTTGGAACAGTGGGCAGGTGTCCGCGCTTGACCTATCGCACGTATGACCCGCAGCACATACGAAAAGGGCGACTCGTTCCGATCATGCCGCACGAAGTTACGGCGCTACGTGACTACGCCGAACAAGTACGCCATAACGCTGCACAGATCGGCGCGAAACACCGGCACGCCTGGAACCCGACCAGCGAAGAAGAACAGCGCCGGCAACTTGTCGGGTGGCTTGGCGAACTGGCACTGGCGAAACACCTAGGGGTGCCCTACGGGTTCGCAACGAACTACGACAAGACCCGCCACGACGTTGCAGGGGTGGAAGTTCGAAGCACCGAACACTTCAACGGGCACCTAATCACCTACCCGGACGACAAGGCCGCCCCGTACGTGCTTGCCCTGGTGCACCGGATAAGTTTCTACAAGTTCGACGTCGTACTGGCCGGGTGGATAGACCTAACCGATGCCAACACCCCGGAACACTGGCGCACCACTATGCGCGCCCCCGGGTACTTCACCCCGCAAGCTGCACTCCACCCGCTTGCTACACTTCCGAACACCAAACAAAAGAGAGGCAGCAACCTATGGCTTGGCAACTGAATGACTACGTGGACGTTCCGCACCGCCTGAAAATGTTGGCAGACAAGTTTCCAGACGTTCGAATAGTGGAAAGCGAACCCGTGGTCCGCGTGGTTGGCGATCGTACGTTCATCGAGGTGAAAGTAACGGCGTGGCGTTCGCCGGACGATCAGCACCCGGCGGTCTCATTCTGTTGGGAGCCCTACCCGGGCGATACATCGTACACCCGTGACAGTGAACAGATGAACGCCGCCACGTCAGCCCTTGGCCGCCTGGTTGCCATTATGTTGCCGGGCGCGTTCGCCAAGTTGGCAAGCACCAACGAAGTGTTCAACCGTGCAGGCCCGCCACAGAACTACGTACCGAAAGCGAAAGGCCCGGTGCCAGTTGTCGGCGGCGGTCCGGACCCGTTCGACGGCGTGCCTACGGAGAAGGAACAGATGGAAGCGATCGTGGAACGTGAACTGGCCCAAAAGAAAGCGGCAAGCGCTAACAGCCCGATTACACAGCCACAGATGAAGATGTTAGGCGCGACCGCTAAGCGGAAAGGGCTAACCGTTGCCGAAGATGTTAGGCAGTTCTGTGCGGACGTGATCGGCCGCGACATAACTAGCGCCCGTGACCTTACGAAAAGCGAAGCCAGCCGGGTGATTGACAAACTTACGGAACTACCTGACAAAGTAAAGAGCGCCTAGTGGCCGGTAATATCGTGCACGGCGATGCGCCGATCTATTACGAAGACGAAAGCGTGCAACTGGTTCACGGTGATGCCCTGGACGTGATGGTGCAGCAAGCCCGCGCCGGGTTGCAAGTTGACGCCGTAGTGACCGACCCGCCGTACAGTTCCGGTGGTGCTATGCGCTCGGACAAGATGCGCGACGTAGTGGATAAGTACGCCTCTAGCGGTGTTGCGCGTAACTACTCGACGTTCGACGGTGACCACCGCGACCAGCGCGCCTACTTCGCGTGGTCGCACCTATGGCTTAGCTTGGCGCGTAATATCACCGCCCCGGGCGGCGATCTACTGGCGTTCATAGATTGGCGTCAGTTGCCTACCTTGTCCGACGCCGTACAGTCAGCCGGTTGGCAGTGGCAAGGCGTAGGGGTATGGAATAAGGGCTTCGGACGCCCGAACCGTGGCCGGTTCAGTGCCGGGCATGAGTTGGTGTTGCACGCTACGAACGGCCCGAAAGAGCCCGTGGAACGGTACACACCGGCAGTGTTTAGCGCCCCGATCGAACCGGACAAAGTGCACCTATCGCAGAAACCGGTGGCGGTCATGGAATGGTGCCTAAACCTCATAGCCCCCGGCGCTAAGGTGCTCGAACCGTTCGCAGGTTCGGGCACCACACTGGTGGCCGTGAAGGCGACGGGCCGGTACTGCATAGGTATCGAAGCAGATAAACAGCACCTCGAAACTATTGCCAAGCGTTGCCAAGAGACGCTGCGGTTCGACTAATACAACTACATAGGACCCGCAAGGGCGCGACGCCTCGCGAAAGAAAGGCGTGCAGGTGGAAACCCTCGGCGACTAACACTCGCTAGTTCGGCCGTCAGACAGCCAGGGCAAGCCCGCGCGCATGAACGGCACGCGGCGCGCGTGACCCGAGCGTAACTTCGGACGGA